TAACTGATGAAGAAAAACAAGAAATTATTGACGATGCTGCATTTCATTATGGAGAATTTCTTAGAGCGTTAGGTGTTGCATGGGAAACGGATCCAAACTCAGCAGATACTCCACGCAGAGTTGCAAAGGCATATGTAAATGATTTATGGGCTGGACGTTACAATCCAATGTCAGGCATTACAGCATTTCCTAGTGACGGATATGATGGAATTGTACAAGAAAGTAATATACCAGTAACATCAATGTGCTCACATCATCATGAAACAATTATGGGTAATGTTAGTATTGCATATATTCCTGCAAAAGATGGCAAGGTAGTGGGGCTTAGCAAGTTAAATAGAATCGTAGAGCATTTTGGTAGACGAGGTTCAATTCAAGAACAATTAACAGTTGCTGTACATAATGCTGTAGATCAGATCTGTGAAGGTAATTTAGGCGTTGCTGTAATGATTAATGCAACACATAATTGCGTTCAATGCAGAGGCGTTAAACATAGAGGTGCATCAATGCAAACAGCAAAACTTTCCGGTGCTTTCTTAGACGATCCAGCAGCTCGAGCAGAATTTTATAAAAATATGGAATTTGCAACTAGTTGTAAACATAATCATTGATACATCATTATCAATAATATTTTTTTAATTGTAACTACATTTTTATATTAAAAGTATATTATGGTAACATGTAAATTATGTAAAAAAGATTTTCATCGAATTTCGAATACACATTTAAAGCGCCATGGAATTACATGTAATGAATATATGCAACAATTTCCAGATGCCGAAATGGTTGATGCTGAATTGAAAAAACAAATATCATTATCATCATATGGAAAAACATATGAACAGAGATATGGCGTAGAAACTGCAACTAAATTACGAGAACAGCGTAAAGCTGATGCAAAAAAACAATTTTCTGATATTGAACAACGTAGAATTCGATTTAATTCAAATTGGAAAGGATGCGGAGATTTATCAGGGGATCATTGGCGTAGAATTACTAAAGGTGCAGAAGGACGAAATTTAGAATTATCTATTACTATAGAAGATGCATGGAATAAGTATTTACAACAAAATGGTAAGTGTGCGATTTCAGGCGTAGATATTACGTTACGTGGGCAAGAAATAGGAATCTCTTCGAAGTGCGTACATGAAAAAACTACGGCATCATTAGATAGGATCGATAGTTTATTGGGTTATACTATAGATAATATACAATGGATCCATAAAGATCTAAATCAAATGAAAAGTGATCGTTCAATGGAAACATTTTTATCATGGGTGAAAACCATATATGAAAATAAATTTGGAAGTTTATAAATAATTTAATATATTAAAATAAAATGGCAACTTATAGAAAAAAACCAGTAGAGATTGAAGCAATTCAATGGGTATCTGATAACATTGAACAAGTTTATGAAATGTTAGGTGATACTCTAATAATAAATACAGATGAAGATGAGGTAAAACATTTTATTAACACATTAGAAGGTAAAATGGAATTGTCTTGGGGTGATTATGTTATCAAAGGAGTTAAAGGTGAATTTTATCCTTGTAAACCTGATATCTTTGAATTAACTTACGATAAAATAGATTAAAATGAAAAGATACCCTGTATTATTTATTAAATGGTTAGCTAACCGTTTTGGATATAAAATTGCAATGCTTAAAGCAGCAAACGGAACAACAACTATTGAAGGTAATATTGAACTATTAAAGTATGTTGATATTTCCGGATATTTCTTTAAAAAAGAACCAATTTCTAGAATACAAGCTTCTAGAACTCCAAGATCAGCTAAAGAAATGTTTTTAGCTGAACCAGTTCCTAATATTGATAATGTTGAACCGATAGTAAAACTTACATCGAAGCAACTTAAAGATTTACAAATAATAAAATAAACTATGGCAAAGTATAATTCAACAAAATTATTTGATGGTTACTCAACTTGTTTCCGTCAATGGCGAGCAGAGGATACTCATTGCAAATTCCTTCACGGATATGCAGTATCATTCCGAGTATGGTTTGAAGGAGAATTAGATCATCGTAACTGGGTATGGGACTTTGGAGGAATGAAGCGAGCTAAAACAAAAATACATGGTTTATCTCCAAAAGATTATTTTGCATATCTTTTAGATCATACAACAATTGTAGCTCAAGATGATCCATATTTAGACAAATTCAAACAAATGCATGAAGATGGTATTATTCAATTAAGAATTTTACCAGCTACTGGATGTGAAAAATTTGCAGAACATTTATATTATATAATAAATGCATTCTTAAAAGAAGAAACAGATGGCCGAGTAAAAGCTATCAAAGTAGAAGTATATGAACACGAAAGAAACTCAGCAAGTTATGGAGAGTAATAAAAAACGATTAGTTACCACGTGGATAGAAAATGGTTATGTATATGAATTATTTTCTCAATCAGTTACCGCTATCAATGCTAGCACCAACAACCCCGAATTAATAACAGTATTTGATTATTTAGGCGGAAAAACGCCACCAGTTGGTATCGGGAAACGCATATATGATTATGCAAAACAACACAATGAACAGATTGAAAGTAAACATATCGAATCTAAGTCATATTCTGGATTGGTTATGATGTATACCCCAGAATTTTTAAATCGTTGGTTTTCTCAAGAAAATTACAAGACAACTGAAATCGTTGAATCTAGCAGTGTCGATGATGATAATTTACCATTTTAAACAGTATAAATAATATTAGGGTTATGAAAAGAATAGAAGATTATAATAAGGTACTTCCGATAATTGAGTTATATCGATGTATACAGTCAGAAGGTAGTCGCTTCGGACGGCCAACGATAGCTATCCGAACAACTGGGTGTACACATCGTTGTTATTTCGGAAGTGGGGGATGGTGCGATAGCTGGTATAGCTCTATTCACCCAGAGAAGGGAACATTTACATTTAACGACATCATTAAAATATACGATGAAAATCCACATGTAAAAGAGATGATGTTAACAGGAGGATCACCGACAATGCACCCAGCATTGGTTAATGAACTAACACATTTTGCAAAAGATAGAGACATTCTTATTACTATTGAAACTGAAGGTTCACATTTTATCGAGACAGATTATCCTATAGGGCTTATCAGTCTTAGCCCTAAATTCTCAAATTCAATTCCTGTAATTGGTGAACTTACTCCACAAGGAAAAGTTACTGATCAAAGAATGATAGATCAACATAATAAATTTAGAAAAAATCATTCTGCAGTTAATGCTATGCTGAATTACCATACAGATTATCATTACAAACCTGTTTGGGATGGAACTAATGAAACTCTTGAAGAAATTGAAACCTTCAGATTAATCCATAACATTCCAAAAGATAAAACATATATCATGCCAGCAGGCGATTCCCGTGAGGAATTAATTAAAATGTATCCAATAGTATTTGAAATGTGTGCTGAAAAGGGGTATAATATGACAGGAAGAGACCATATCATAGCATATGATCAAGCCAGATTCGTTTAAAAACAATTAAAAATAAATACATATGTATTGGGTTACTACTATCACATATAATATTGAATTTTCGTATATTATTAATCATTAAAATAAATAAAGTTATGACATGGAAACCAATTGGTACTCAGGTACTAGTAAAGCGACAAGACAAACAAGAAACTACTAAAAATGGCATTATTATGATGCGAGGATTAGACGAGTATGTTACATGTGAAGTAATAGCAGTAGGTAATGGATCTATTGTAAATGGAGAAGTAATTCCACTCACTGTAACCTCAGGGCAACAAGTAAAAATTTACTCAGGTAATTTATCAGATCACAAAAAGGTCACAATTGATGATGTTGAATATATTTTGTTGCATGAATCTGAAATTGGTTTAGTAAATCAACAATAACATTGTTATAATCTGGCTAAATTTATATGCAATATGGAACTTATTTTTACAGAAACCCAATTACAAGACAGAATACAGACACTTGCGACTGAAATTAACAATGATTATCGCACTTATAACACTGATACGCCAGCTGTAATGGTTTGTGTATTAAATGGAGCCATCCATTTCTTTGCAGATTTAATGAAACATATTGACATACCGTGCCGTTATGATTTTATACAAATTAAATCATATGTAGGACAAGATAATTCAGGCGGGTGTCAGATACTTAAATCATTTAGTTTGGATTTAAAAGGTCAAGTTGTATATATCATCGATGATATACTAGACACCGGGTATACTATGTTCGAAGCTATTAACTTGGCAAATGATCATTTGCCCAGAGACGTAAAAACGGTAACGTTATTTACTCGTAAACAGACTTTACTTACGCCAGATTTTACTGGATTTAAATTAGATGGCGAATTTGTAGTTGGTTATGGATTAGATAACAACGGATTAGACAGACAACTTCGGGATATTTATTCACTTTAATTTTTACTATCAATGTATCAATCTATATATTATCATAAACCAACCAATATAGTGCACGTGTTTGACGACACCCATGGGCATCAACAAATTCCATGGAATCCATATGCATACATTCCAAGTGCCAATGGTGAATTTACAGCTGTAGATGGTACTAGGTTAACAAAGGTGTCTGGCGATCATAAAAATAATCCAAAATCATATGAATCTGACTTAAGTGTCGAGATGAGAACCTTAATTGATTTGTATTATGATTCTGATTTAACATCTACAGGTCATCGTGAATTATTTTTTGACATTGAAACAGCTAAAGATGAAAATGGCTATAGTACACCGCAAGATGTACGTACTCCAATTACTTCTATTGCATATTTCGATCAAGTTGGTCAGCAACGAGTTGTGTTATTGTTAGACGAACAAGGCCGCATTGATGATCCTCGCGTCGAATCTGCAGATTATGTTATCGAAATATTTCGCGATGAACGAGA